TACCATCAAGATAATATCCATCGCCCGGGCCCGAAGATCCAACCTCGAAAAAATTGAGCGAATAAATGCTGTTTCGATTGCAATGGAAGGCGCTTCCACCTCGAATGTGATTGCCGTATTTAGTGAAGGCTTCGGAACTTCGATGGCAAATATTAGACAAATTGGTGGTATACAGAATGCAGATAATAGTTATCAAGATATAAAGATTAAAGGGCGAGCCCAAAATTATGGAACGCAATCAATGTGGATTCCTGCTGGGTCCTTTTTCGATCAGCAGGGCACGTCCCCAGGCAGCTTTATGCAAACAAATCATCAGGAATCGATTGCAGTTACTCACGGAGGAACTTTGACTGCTCCTCATTATGGAGGCCCTTATTCCTTTAGAACGTGGCCCCCCTCGGCGGCTGTAAGTTGGGATCCAGCAACGTTTGAGAGTGTATTTTATGACCTAGTTTTTCCGACTTCATGGGCCGGCCCAGGCAGTAATGTTTCTTGTATTGCCACATATACCATTGATCAGGTTCCTAATTTTACTATAACAGATCAACAAGTAGAATTGATGTATACTTTGCATTGTGTTAAAAATGGAGACCTTACCAATGCAATTTCTGGAGCTGCTAATTCTGAAGTGATGGCCGAAGGGGCTTGTGTTCAACGACTTGCAACTTCTATTAATGGATATGGTGTTCCAGACACACAATATTCGGGACACGACAGCCACCAATCGGCTAATTGTCACATTACAGTTCCTACAAGAGTTGCCAGCAATACTGCAATTCCACTTATTAGCAGTTTTCCTGCGGCAGAACAAGACCCATCACAATATCGTTGGATATTTAGAATCCATAGGAGAGTTATAGAACATTCAATAGGAAATGGAAACTCGCCACTCCCAGCTGGAACTCCATTGGAAGCCTCTGGATTTGGAACATCTGTGGCCACCGTACAAATAAAGGCTGGGATTAAGTTAATAGGAGTATCTGTGCAATATGAAACTACACACCTGACTGATGCTGATTTAGGCGATTACGCGGATAAGTAATAGGGAATAAAAATGTCTAGAACTATAAATTTAATAGTGAATCAAGGAACAGATTGGTCTGTTAATGTGATTGCCAGAACACAAGATGATATGTCAGTTTTGGATTTGGTAGATTATACGTCAGCCCAGTCTCAAATTAGAAAGACATATACATCAGTTTCTCCTACAGCCACTATAGGCGTTTCTATACATCATCCTGGCACGTCAAATGTTGATGGGGTGGTGATGCTTTCTATGCCTAATGCAACAACCGCAGCAATCGCAGCAGGAAGATATTTGTATGATGTTGAGATCGTGAAAACTATGGATAGTAAAATTTTTCGTATATTTGAGGGATTTATTGATATTAAACCCGAGATCACAAAGGTATAGATATGGCGTCCCCAGCATCCAGAGCAGAATTATCTGATTGGTGTCTTAGAAAACTAGGATCGCCAGTAATAGACGTTAATGTAGACGAGGATCAAATATCGGATCGCATTGATGAAGCATTCCAATGGTATTATGATTATCATTATGATGCTGTAGAGAAAGTATATGAAAAATATGAACTAAATCACTCAATTTTAAAATTTGAGGGTTCTATGGAAACGTTTATGGAAGGTGTTGTTTCTGGAACTAAAATTGTGATGGATGCTCCTATTGAATTTATTGAAACGCAGCTATTGTCAGGGCTTACAGTTTTAGAAATACATCCTACTAATTCAAAATGGATTTATATTGAGTGGGATAAAGATAGTGCAATACCTAGAACTGGAAATTGGTTAAATAAAGACATAGCAATAGTGGATGACCCCAATAAGGGCCCGGGCGGCCAAACTGATCCATTTATAATTTCTCCAGATATTGTTGGGTTTGAGGCTGGACCTTTGGATGTTGAATATATAACCATTCCTGATAGTATAATAGGCATCACACGAATGTATAAGCCTGACAGCACTAGTATTGGTATGTGGGATATTCGATACCAGATGCGATTGTCTGATCTGACCACCTTTGGTTCATACACTGGTGGATATCAATTACTTTCATATGAAATGAGGATGAAGAATATTTCTTTAATCGAAGAACTCCTAACTGGAGAAATTCCAATACGATATAATCGACATTTAAACAAATTGTTTGTTGATTGGGATTGGCCAAATGATGCTGTTAGAGGAGAAGTTATTGTTATAGAAGCTTCTAAAATTATAGATCCTGTTACTTATACGGATACATATAATGATAGGTGGTTAAAAGAATTTTCTACTGCTTTGATAAAGGAACAATGGGGCATTAATTTATCTAAATTCGAGGGGGTTCAGCTTCCTGGAGGAATTACTTTGAATGGTCGAGCAATATTAGAAGATGCAAGGTCCGAAATCGACAAACTTAAAGATGAACTGTCAACTAAATATGAGCTTCCTGTTGATTTCATGATGGCTTAATTGTGTTGGAGGAATAAAAAATGCCCACCAACATTTTTGTTAATAATTTTCAAAACGACAACGAACAAAATTTAATTGAAGATTTAATTGTAGAGTCTATAAAATTTTATGGTACTGATGTTTATTGGTTGCCCCGAAAAATTATAGAGCAAGATGATATTTTTGGAGAAGCTTCTTTATCAGAATTTCGGTCTGCAATTGGGTTGGAAATGTATATTAAGAATGTAGAAGGATTTGAAGGAGAAGGAGACTTCCTTTCTCGGTTTGGTCTAGAGATCCGAGATCAAATAACCTTTACGACAAGCATACGCAGATTTAGACAGGTTGCTGTTAACAGATATTTGTCGGCCGAACATCAAGATAGAGCAAGACCTAATGAAGGCGATTTAATTTGGTTTCCATTGGCTAGAGAAGGTTCTGGTCATATGTTTGAAATTAAATTTGTTGAACATGAATCTATGTTTTATCCATTAGGCACACTTCCTGTATATGATATAAGATGTGAATCGTTTGTGTATAGTAATGAGATGGTTAGTACAGGGCTGCCTGAAATAGACTATATATACAAGGTAACAGCAAATAATTATCTATCTGGAGAAATGCCTTCGGGTCCTGGAGACGATAATGTTGATATTCAAGATGAGGCCAATACTATATTAGACACGACAACTGATAATCCGTTTGGAGACTTTTAATTATGTTAGGAACGACGTTCTCGCACGGAATAATCAGATCATATGTGGTGTCATTTGGTACTTTGTTTAATAATATTTCAATTGACAGGGTTAGGGAAAATGGAACAAAACAAACAATCAATGTTCCAATTTCATATGGACCTAAAGAGCGGTGGTTGGCTAGAATAACCCAAGATCCAGATTTGAGTCGAGATATATCCATAGTCCTTCCTCGTATAAGCTATGAAATGCTGTCTACAGTATATGCGCCAGACCGAAAATTAAATACTATGCAAAGGTTGACCCTTCCATCATTTACGGACAGCGGTCGGGCAATGTCAGAATATGCTTCTGTTCCTTATGATTTTTCATTTACTCTTAGTATAATGACAAGAAACAATGCAGATGCTTCGGCCATCGTCGAACAAATACTGCCTTATTTCACTCCAGAATTCACTCTTACTATAAAAAATATGACTGCAATTGGTGTAGATGTAGACACTCCTATTATTTTAAATAGTGTTAATAAGGAAGATTTGTTTGAGGGTGCATTTGAAGATCGTAGAGCCATAATATGGACATTAGATTTTACTTTAAAGGGCCTTTTTTATGGTCCAATTAAAGACTCTACGATAATTAAGAGAGCGGCCGTTGATTTCTTCAATACAACCGGAAAGAGTGTCCTAACAGGAAATGCCAGTTCTGATGGTACTGGTCTTAATATTAATCAATTACAATTGGATAAATCTGCATTGTTAGTTGATAACATATACAGAATGGGGAAAATTACGATTGGTGATGGCCCTGCTACAGGAGATATAAGAACAATTTCTAATTATAATGGAACAGATCGAGTTATTACAGTAGGATCAAATTTTTCGGCCCTTCCAAATACAATGTCTACTTATACCTTAGAATATCTTACACCATTATCACCATCAGACGCTATTACTGATGCAGAAATGTCTGGAGCACAAGTTATGTCTAGAGTTACAGTTGAACCTGGAAAACATTTTGAAACAGGTCTTCCAACAACAGTACGGGCCCTTAGTGTTAATATTGCAGACATATCTGCCAATGATGATTTTGGTTTTGTTACTACAATACAACCTGCCAATACATCAGGTGGAATAGACCTTCTTGATTCTCCGTTTGATGATCCTTTCGGAGGCTGAGGCACAGAAAGGTTAATAAATTATGAAACCTAATGATAATAATATAATTGCTGAAATAATCGATGATAGTATTGCTCCTGTTAAAACCCTTTCTTCTGAAATGTTAGATGAAATGCAAGAAACTGTTATAGTAGCCAATACTACCGATACTGATGTTGATTATAATTTTACCCGAGAAAATTTAAAGGAGCTTGTAGAAAAAGGAAATCATGCATTAAATGGAATTTTAGAATTGGCAAAAGAGAGTGAACACCCCAGGGCATATGAAGTTGTAGGACAATTGATAAAAACTTTGGCTGATGCAAATAGGGACATAATAGATCTTCAAAAAAATATGAAGGATTTAAAAACGTCGTCAACGAAAGGTCCAAATAAAGTTACCAATGCACTTTTTGTTGGTAGTACCCATGATCTACAGAAAATGCTTAAACAAGAAACATCAAAAGAAGAGTAGATTATCATGGCTTCTGATAAAACAGGTTATTTAGGAAATCCTCTACTGAAAGGAACAGGATCGGAAGTAGAATGGACACCGGAAACACTAGAATCGTATATCAAGTGTTCTAAAGATCCTGTATATTTTGTCCGAAATTATGTCAAGAT